TCAGTCATTTTCGAACTTGTCATAGGGATTCAATGTTAGTGCTGCATCCAGATGATCCGGAGCGAAATGTGAGTAACGCATAGTCATCACAATGCTGCTGTGACCGAGGATTTGTTGCAGTACCAGAATGTTGCCGCCCCCCATCATAAAATGGCTGGCAAATCTGTGCCGCAGTACGTGAGTACGCTGTCCTTTAGGCAGTTCTATCCCCGCCCTTTTTAGTGCATTTTTGAAAGCATCATAACAGGATGAAAACATTGGCCCTCGCCGTTTAGGCAAGCGGTCATATAAACGTTTGGATATGGGAACTGTACGATTACGCTTACTTTTAGTCTGAGTAAATGTGACACGATTCAGCATAAGTTGAGACTGAGAAAGCCCCTGCGCTTCGCTCCATCTCGTGCCGGTAGCTAGGCATAAGCGAACCACATTACCCAGGTCTTTATTTTCCAACTCGTCACAAGCAACCAATAGTCGCTTTATATCGTCAGGATAGAGAAATGCGAGCTCCTGATCTCCCTCTTTAAACTGGCGTAAGCCATCCTGAGGATTATCACCCTCCCATTCTCCTAACCGTTTTAACTCTGAAAATACCGCCCGAAGATAAGAATATTCACGGTTAACCGTTGCTTGTTTCGGTGCCGCCTTGCCCTTAGCTTGCCATTTGCCGTTAAGCCGCTGTTCCCGATAAACAGCAAAAGCGTTCTTATCAAAATCCGTGACCAGTGGATCACCCGGGTCTATTCACCCAACCGTTCACAGATAGCCTCTAACTTTACCTTTCGGGGTTTCACCCGATGTTAGAGTTTGCCCGTGCATCTCGTACCAACGACTAACCAAATTGCTGAGTTTCAATGTATTACCAACCGAAGCCTCAACAACTTGATCTTTTTGCATCATACGACGCTCAAATGAGAGCGCCTCGCCTTTAGTAGCAAACTGCTTGCGAAGCCGTTCACCACGCCGTCCATTGGGATAGCACTCACAAATCCATTTGCCAGTGGTTAATGTACGAACAGCCACGTAGTTTTCCTCTTATGCCATCAGGCAACAACCAATTCATGTTCAGGATTGGCATCTAGTTGAGCCTGTCTAGCGAGAGCAAGGCTTTCCCTGTATTCGTGCGCATCAGCTTTTAATGTCCAATGGGTTTCAATATGCATATCATCAAGTAGCGATTTAATATCTGACAACGACACACTAAAGAACTCTTTACGCTGATTAACTTTATTAAGCTGAGCCTGTTTGAATTTTCTATGAAGCGCATTTTCGAGGGTAGGTGCATCTTCACTATAAATCATGGCGTGAACATCAAACGAGAATGGTACGCTTGCATCACCGAGTTCTTTTACACGATCCATCGGTTCTAAACGTCTGGTCATACCGATTTTAAATACATCTTCACCAAAGGAACCAATATTACTAATTACATAGACATGGCCAGCTCGTGTTTGTTGAGCCATAGATATTGCACGTTGATTTTTTGCTTCTGCCTCTTCATATTTCTTCTGTAGCTCATCTAACTGCTGTTGTAACACAGCCCGCTGTTCATCATTTGCAGCTTGTAGATCCTTAGTTGCTTTTTCGATAGCCTGCACTATCATTTTTTCTTCTTTTTCAGCATCTTTAATAGCTTTTTCATATTCCTTACGGGCTTTTTCTTCCTCCCTTAACTGTTCTTTAATTCTTCTTTGTTCTTCTTTTTCTTCTATGAGAATTTCATTTACAGCGACTGCCCATCGAAGCTCATTTAATCTTGCCTGCAAAAAAGTATCTGTTATTTTTGCATCTCTGAATGCACCACCGTTAAAATTAACAAGCGAAAATGCATCTCTTATTTCTTGTGATAATTTGCCATAATTGTTATGGCGGACTTTTGCCATAACAGTATCAACCTTGCCATTAAAGGCATCTAGTATAAAATTGATTGCTGTATTACGTCTGTTTGGCTCAACATACTGGCAGCTTGCCGCTTTATCAGCGCGCATCAGCGTTCTGGTTAGTTCTCTCGCCTTTTTCAACTCATTGCCAGCATCTTTAAATGAATATTCTTCTGCTAATTCATCTAATATACTTCTATTAGGAATAATCCACTCATCTCCATAGCCTTTTATTTTATTTTTCATTGCATTTGCTACTGACTCATAATTTTCAGCAAACTCTTTAGCCTCATACGCCGAACCTGCTATTTCTTTAGCCCTTTCTTCCGCATTATTCATTAAGCTAACTGCATTATCATTAGCATTACGGATAATTTCCTCAGCTTTTGTATGGGCCTCATCTAACTTCTCTTTTGCTTTAAGGCGAGTTTCGCGAACTTCGCGAGTAATTGCTATAGCCTCTTCACGCGCATTGCCCAGAGTTATTTGAGCTTGTTTATCAGCATCCATTATCGTTATCTCTGAACGCCTGTTTGCTTCATTAATTATTTTTGAAGACTTGTTATAAGCATCATGAAGTAGTTTTTTAACTGTTTCATTTGCATCTGAAATTATTTTATCTGCAAGTAATTCCGCATTGTAAGTCTCGGTATACTTCCATAAAGGGGCTGTATTTTCCTCTAACTCTATATACTTGTTATGTGAGGATGTCAGTTCACTTTTAAGATTTTCGACCTCTAACTTTATCTTTTCTTCATCAACTCTCAGTTGCTTGAGTAATTTCTGTTTTTTTATTATCAAATAAAACAGATATGGACTAACCACCCCTAAAATAATAAGAACAATAAGTACGAATTCCATTAACTCAACCTCCCATATTACTAGTTATTGTTCGACTTCAATTTAGGCTTCGATTGCGCGAACGCATCGCCAACCGCCTGTATATTTAGCCTTGCCGAGTCATCCATTGCTCGGTAATTCTCTACTAGTTTCAGCTCTTCTGTAGAGATAGTATCTGGAGGGGTTCGTTTCCCAGTCAGTATATACATGACGTCTAAACCATACTGAGCATTCAACAATGCGAGTGTGGCAGCATCAGGTACGGTTTCCCCTCTCTCATATTTGCCCCAAGTTCTGGTTGAAACACCAAAATTTGTCGCCATAGCCTCTTGGCTTTCACCCGTTTTTTCCCTTTCTTCACGCAGTCGTGCGCCAATTAGGAATAATAATTCCTCTTTTTTGTTTGGCATAGGAATAATGCTTCCTTGAATTGTGTTGTACAGGAACTTAGTGGATCACAATATACCATTATGAAACAAGTCGAACATGATCAACGCTCGCGATTACCGAAAGGAATCGCCTCAAAAAATCCTACCCCCATGTGTTTATCTGATGGTGAATGCTCTGAATTAGAAGCACTTGCAGCAAAAGAAAGTCGTTCAATTTCCAGTATGGCCCGTTTGGTTTACTTGCGCGGGATCGCTGCTATTCAGGCTGATTGATAAGGGGAAGTTATGGGTAATGTCACCATTAATATCACCGTACCCACGGGCTATGTCTCTCTGAGAGAATATGCCGTAATGACTGGTATCCCGTTCGCTATCTGCCTGGGAATGGTGCGCGATGGGCGGATTATTATTCGTCCGAAAATTAAAGCCGGTGACAAGGGTGAAGTTAACTTGGTCGCTATATTGAAAAATGCCATAGCCAATAGTTAGGGGAAAATACAATGCATGCCTTAAGTGTTATCAGCCGTAATGCATGGTTTTATCGCGGGTTCGTGATCAATTTCCGGCGCAGAACGGCTGTTAATTTACTTAACCGTTATGAGGTTTTTTTGGGCGATCAGTCTTTTGGTCTGTTTGATTCACAAGCGCAAGCAACTGGTTTTATTAATCAGTTGTACACCGAACGTGAGACGGGAGTAGCAGCATGAAATCACTTTGCCTACAGATAGCTAACGCCATACTGCTAACTTATATGACCGATATGGGAGAGTTAACCCGACGTGCAATAGAGAAAAATGGTGTCCTTTCCCTTAAAGCAAATCTTCACGCCCGCCAGAAAAAAGCCATCACCAGCAATACCATTGCGGGCTTAAGTATGATTACCGCCATAGCGTGGCAGTTAGGTGAAAACGAATTAGCGACTTTCCATCAACTGAAACTTCAACGCAGCAATTTCGTGAGTCAGGCGTGATACCTCAACTTTTCAATGAAGAGGTGCCAGCATGCCAGGGCAACTAATTGAATTGACCGGAGGCGCATTAATCATGCTGGCCGTGCTTATTTGGATTGCTGTTTTGTCTGTCCGCGCCGCAATTCGTGATCACCGCCACCGCACCAGTATCAAGAAAGAAGAAGTAGCACGCAAAGCGCGTCTGTAAGTTTAAACCGTATTAATTGTTCTCTCGTGAGGTGCGAATAATGGGGCAAATAAATACCGATGAATCACCACTCACAATGCAGGAATGGAATCAAAAAGTAGGTTTATGGCATTTAGACCGCATAAAGGAACTGTTTAAAAAAGATCCAGATGAAGAGTTTGAGCGACGTTTGGAGTCATTAAGCAGGGGTAAGACCAAAGGTATTATTTATTATGCCGCTGGGATAAAGAAAGATAGCCACAAAAGAAAAGCGGTGCGTAAAGCAGCGTTGGTTCTATGGATTGATTTGAATTCAATACCAAAAGACTTGTTATAAAGAAATAACGTTTTAGAGGGTTATTAAATATGGCGCATTTATCGCGTCGGGATTCCTATTATCTAAAGTTAAGGATTCAAATATGTCGAGTAGGAAAATTAAAAATGTTGATTTATTCAATGATGCCTTGATAAGTGAGCGCAGGAAGCAAACAATACTGACTTCTGCGCTTCTGGAAAATCTGGCAAATATCATTATTGCTCGTGCTTTATGCGTTAAAGAATCAGTGGAATTACTGCGCCAGGAATCCGATAAAATCCAAAATCAAATAAATCAGTAAGCGGCTAATGACAATAAATCGCTCTCCGCTGAAGTGGGCCAGTTCAAAGGCTCGTATTATGCCAACCTTACTTCAACATTTGCCAACCGGTAAACGATTGGTAGAACCGTTTGCTGGTTCCTGTTCTGTTATGCTGAATACGGATTATGATGAATATCTGATAACAGATATCAATGATGATCTGATTAACTTCTATGAAATAGCGAAAAGAGAAACGAGCGACTTAATCAATGTGGCTTCCTCACTGTTTCTTACGGCTAATTCCGACGAACAATATTATATTTTCCGCAAAATATTTAATGCACGAAACCGTGATGATATATCCAGAGCAGCAATATTCCTTTACCTAAATCACCATTGTTTTAATGGTATTTGTCGCTATAACCAACAAGGGCAATTTAATGTCCCCTATGGCAAATACAAAGCGCCTTATTTCCCCGAAGCAGAGATCCGTTTCTTTGCTGAAAAAGCCAAGAAAGCGACTTTCTTATGTTGTGATTTCTCCGAAGCACTGGAAATGGCTGTTACGGGGGATGTGATTTATTGCGATCCGCCTTATATCCCGGTATCCAGCACTGCTGACTTTACCCATTATCACACCGATGGTTTTAGCGCTGATCAGCAATTTCGTTTAGCCCGCCTACTGGCAAGGGCCGCTGAAAATGGCTGTCATGTTGTTGCCTCCAATAGCGATACCTCTATCAGTCGCGATCTCTATAACCGTTTCACCCTTCACTCGATTACGGCTCCGCGCTCTATCAGTTGTAAAAGTGATGGCAGAAAAAGTATTGGGGAAATTATTGCGACAATTCCGGCGCAATTATATGACTGAGCATGCCCGTGGCCGTATCACCCCCACATCACCGCTGCCTTATCTGGGCAACGGTGATGTTTCTATTGAATGGGAGCACTCATGGAATGCCCCGCGCCCAGCCATTGGTGGCTACCAATCTTTAGCGCCGGTCGCAGTGGTAGTAAAACCAAAATCTCACCCGCTGGTTATTCGCTATGTGAAGCGGCTGAATGCATTGGGGTATACAGAATTACGGGAGCCTAACCAGACATTACTTAAAATGCGCAGGGAACGCGCCGAGCTTGAGCGCCAAGCCTACTTGCGTGACAAACAACAATGGGCGGATACGGCGGAAGGTATAGAGGCCCGTATTGACGAGCAGCCTATTTTTATTAAGTCTCACTTTCAAAATAAAATTAGATGGTTACGTGAAAATCATGGCGATAAACATACCAATGCATTCTTAACCGGCACCGGCAAGAACGCATTGTTACGTCTGGATGCCGTGCGCCAATACCAAGGCGTTAGCAAGGGTCATATTTCTGAGTTAATGGCTTACTTTCAAGGTATCTATAGCCACCTTGCCGAGCTGACTAAACGCCGAGTTAAGTCGCTGGCGAATGATGTTGCTGGCCGTATTAATGAAATGTTCTGCACTGAGGTATCAACACCCACAGAAGAAACCCGCATTTTATCCGATGCCGAGTTATTGACCATTTATCGCAATATTGCGCTTGAAGTGTGGTCTTTACGGGTCAGGCCGTCGCACTGGCGTGAATTGGGGCCGAAGCCCGGCCAGCCAGATAAGCCTGTTGATCGCACAATCTATTATTCTGCTATTGCCCGGCTGATTAATGCGGATTGGTGGGAACGTAAATTGTGGCGGCTGCGTAATGACTGGCGAGAAAGTCAGTTACGCGCCGCTGGCATGATCCACAAGCGTGCCGCACCCTATGTCAGTAAAGAGGCATTGGCCGACTGGATAGAGCAAAAGCGCCGCAACCGGGAGTTCTTCAAGCGGCATGAATTGACTGATGGTGAGGGTAACACTGTTTCTTTAGAGGCAATGGTGGACGCCAGTATTAGCAATCCCACTATTCGCCACCATGAGTTAATGGCCTGCATGAAAGGGATCGAATTGGTTGCACAGGCGCGTGGTGATGTTGGGGTGTTGCCCGTCTAAATACCACGCCAACAACCAAAGCGGCCACGCTAACCCAAAATGGAATCACAGCACGCCACCACAGGCGCAAGCCTATCTCACCAAGCTGTGGGCCAACATCGGTTCAAAACTGGGCCGTAAAAATCTGCGCATTTATGGTTTTCGTGTTGCCGAGCCGCATCATGACGGTACACCGCACTGGCACTTACTGCTATTTATGAAACCGCAAGAACGCCACGCTATCACTGAGATTATGCGCGCCTATGCCGTCAAAACTGATCGCGCCGAATTAGGTAAGCGTACCAGCGCCCGGTTTACCGCTAAACGGCTGGATCCAAAGAAAGGCAGTGCTACCGCCTATCTCGCTAAATACATTAGTAAAAACATTGATGGTTACGCGCTGGATGGCGAACTAGACCATGAAACCGGCAAACTGCTGAAAGAAACGGCCCGCTTCGCTATGGCTTGGGCGTCACGCCACCGCATCCGCCAATATCAGCCAATAGGCACACCACCGATTACCGTCTGGCGGGAACTGCGCAATCAACTGGTCACTACGCTCAAGATTTCCGGCACCTATCAGCGCGGCAAGCCGTTATTGGTCGATCCGGCAATGGATGCCGTCACCGCCGCCGCAGATGTGGGCTGTTTTGCTACCTACATAATGAAGCAAGGCGGCGTACTGATCCCGCGTGAGGATTGCACCGTGCGCATCGCCTATCAGGACAATGAGCAGCCAACGCCTACGGCGAAACCACCGAGAAGATTTACGGCATCTATTCCCCCGCTTTTGGGCGAGGCGTCGCGCATATGCACCCGTCTAAAAAGCTGGAAGATTGTCGCCCGTAAAAAGGCGAAACCCGCCGTTACCGTGGGGGTTGATGTTTTTCAGGACGGCCCCGCCGTCCCTTGGAGTTCTGTCAATAACTCTCCGCGAGAGCAAAAAATAAGCGAACCGGACGAGGCTATAGACAGAACATCAGAAGAAAAAATCATCGATTTCGCCACGATCACCGACTCAGAACGTCGAGCATTGCTGCGCAGGATAAAAAGCGCCCCGGCACCAACGATTAAAACCAACTCATTGACGCCAGCCGAGGAATTGTCACGCCAGGTATCAGCCGAAAAGGCCGCCCAGGGCAAGAAAAAACTGCACAACTGGCACCCGTGACAACAAAAATCCGCGATTTTGCGGATTCAATCGGGCTTTCCATCAGCGAACAGCAGGCGCAATCACTCGCTTGCGGCGCAACGTTGACCATCGGCGGCCAGAACTGGCGGGCAAGAGGGGATTGTTGTTTGTACCAGTGCCAACCAACTACCGCCCAACGGGTATTTAGCGTAATGAGCCGGGTGGCGAAATTACGAGAGGGAGTAAACCGTGAAAGTCACCAATATTAATTACACCGACACCATTTGCACATTGTCAGCCGATGAACAGCGAGTTGCTCAAATGCTTGGCGATGCATGGAATCAATATTTACAGCTTTCGATTGAACACCCCTGTGAACGTGATGAGTTCTGCCGAGCCATTCACGATTGCCAGAGGATCATATTAGCCCGCCCGGCAATTCGCGGGCTGGCTGAAAAAGGGCAGGGGTACAAAAAATGACAACCGCAAGTGACCGTAAACGCGCCCAGCGCCAGCGTGATAAAGAGTTGGGTATAACTACGCTTACCCTGCGTTTGGATGCGCAGGAGTTGGCTATGGTGCAGGAAGGATGCGAACAGCGCCGCATTACTCGCCAGCCCTATGAGGTGACAGAGTATTTAGCCAGCCTGATTCGCCAGGATAATAAGCTACTGCATAAACAACTTGCCGAGTTGAAGAAAAGTAGCTGTACACGGTGCGGGGATACGTTGCCAGGTGATAAAGCTGGTTGCTGTTTGCAGGGGGATTCGGAGTGTTGGCAGACGTTGGGGTATAGGAAGTTGATGTTAGGGTATTGAAAATATTATTATTCCTGAACATTATAGAATGTGCAGGAATAATAATTAAAAGAGTTTCACCTAACATATCTGGATGACTTTATTGAATAGCTTTCACTATCTAGCTTTGATTCAAAAATATTTTTTATACCCACATCTCTTGCAATAGCTAGTAAACATTTTCTCTGGAAATCTGGCATCTTTTCACCTATATGTAGAGATTCAATTGTATCTGGATCATACTTTATTAATGTGTTCCCTTTCGAATGAGAATATCTTATTTCGTTCTCATATGCCCAGTCGGAATTTTTTGACTCTATTATTCTTAAAATATATCTGTCAGTTGCTTCTTTATTTTTATTTATAAAATGTTGCATGGCAAAATCAATTAAATCGATGACTGGATAATTATCAACATACTTAACAATGTATGGTCCAAAAGTTTTTCCTTCATCCAGGTCGAAAATTTTTTCTTTATTAAACTTTAGTGCAAAGCCCCGAAGACCATTAGCATAGTGCCCCCACATTAGACGATTTTCTAAAGGAGGTTTTTTATTGATATCTTTCGAGTTAGAAACAAAACAACACACACCAAGTTCATTATAATTATTAATGATTGCATCAAATGCCAACTTTATGACTGACAATAATTTATTTCTTAGTATATCAGACTTACCATTAACAAAATATTCTGTTAAGGCTGATAACGTATCATCTTTATTTTTAATTCCCAAATAACTATTTATTTCTCCATTCTTATTTATGGCACTGATAATACTTACCAATTTGCCATCACTTATCTCTTTTATTTCTTGCTTAATTCTACCTTCAAAAGGATCATTAAATTCCGATATTTTTGAAAACCAAAGAGATGTGTTATGAAGGGATGAAAGTGAATTGTCATTTAACGTAAAAAATTTATATAGCATTTGGTTATCACTTAGTTAAATTATGATTAAATCAACCTTATTTTTATTCTTTACGGCTTTTTTTAATGGCATGTTAATATTAATACCATGAACAAAATGTTTTATATGTTCATAATCTCCTTGGCAGCCGACGATAATTGATTTTAGAGCACCATTAGGTATTTTTAATTTATTTTCATTGTTGACGCATAGGTTGTTGAATTCGCCATTTTTGTTAGCTAACTTATTTTTAGCAATAATCCTAAACTCATCTTCTACTATTAAGGATGTTTTTTTCTTAAAACAAATAACATTGGTTCATTGCGTATTAATACGCTAAAATAAGCCGATTCATCATTATAATCAACTTGCCATGCAGAGCCAAAAACCTCATTATTAACATCAAATTCTAGACATATCCCTTTATGTACATTGGCATAACGCTCCCACATTTCAATATTATTATTCCTAAGCGTTAGGCAGTACACTCTAAATAGTTCAGCGTAAGCAACCCCTTGACCATAAGATATTTTTTCGTATATTTCCTGAATGTTATCAACTGAACTAATAATCGACTCATCAACGCCTAACAACCTAAGTTGCTTCTCAATTCCTTTTCTTAGAAAACTATTTTCTGTTAGCTTTGGAAATACAGGTTTCATATCCCATAAATCTTCAAAATCATTGGGATTAGAGCAATATATCGTGTTATCTAACAAAGTTTGTCTTAGATAATCTTCATCCTTGCTATCTTTATTAAATGGCTGATAATGATACAAACTGGTAACCCCGGTAAAAATAGCTTGCTGTGCTTGCAATTCTTTCATAGTTCTAACTTTATTTAATGTGTTGGAATTTATCAGAAAATAATAGTCATTCTGAATGTAACTTACCAGTACTCAAATCAAAAACTCTATTGCTTTAGGTCATCGATTGATTAAATAAGCAGAGCATGAGGGTGGGAGTAGGTTTCCGTATTTGAAAAAGATACAACACAAAGCGCCTCCACGCCACACAGAGAGGCGCTTTTTTATTTCACACACAGCGCGCGAATCGTTTCGAGCCAAAAAGGCAGGGTGATGCACATGCATTCAGGGGGTGATTTTGGGCATATATGAGGAGGATTGAAGCACCGCTCACACCTCTTTCCGCGCGCTCCCCCCGTCCGCGCTTTGTGTGACTAAATATTCAGTTTTTATGCAGTTAGACAGAGGCTAAAACCCAGTATTGGCGCGGCTTAGATAATGATTAGGGGCTGAATATAATTATGCGGATTGTTGCACATTGAACTTGCAGGGTTGCGGTGATCAGTTTGCCAGACAACAAGAGCAATTATCACTAAAATTTGCGGTAGCCGTTGCGGCTTGCACTTTTAAAGTCGTGACACGGCACAGAAATAAAATCAAGCACCTTGTGACATGTCACAAAGTAGTATATATATTAGGTATAATGACGATATCAACATTATTGGAACTCAGGTATATGCTTTGTAAAAAATGTAGCCAGGACATAGGTGAAAAATCCTCATTTTGTAATTTCTGTGGGGAAAAACAGTCTGCAGAACCTGAGAATTACAAAGGAATGAGTGAAGTAGTTTCTGAGTGCGTTGCTGAAAGAAATAAAATAAAAGACAAAACGGATCGTGAAATAGAAAATATAAAAGAACAGAAAAAAAAGAATTACATAATACTAATATTTATAATGGCGATTATTGCCATAATCGTTTTGTTTTATTCTTTGGATAAAGGAATAAACATCACCGAAGACATCATATCTAATAACTCCGATCCTGTTGTAAATAGTAATGACTTCCTGCCATACGATCCCATATTACTATGCAAAACATTTGATGGTAGTAATATAATTAATGACACAAAAGGCTGGGCTGATGTTTCAGGAATGGGGTTCGGATGTGGTACGCCTTATAAGATATACCCTTTATTGCCCTCTGATAATCCTGCACAAAATGAGGATGATATTGCTTTTTATGTAATGGCAGATAATGGCGACGGGGGAAGCTTTGGCAGGTATGCTACCATTATGCTCAATGTAAATAAAAAAAATCATGAAAAGTTAAGACGAGCTAATTTCTTAGAGGCTGTCGCTTATTTTTATGATAAAGCATTAGGTATAAAATTAGATGATAAAACAAAGAAATTAATAAAAACCTTTCAGGAAGGGTTTACTCAGTCTGTGACTGTAGACGGAAGAGAGTTAATGGTTATTTTTAAGAGAGCGCCATATGTTAATAATAATGGAGTGGAATTTACAATGAGATTGTATCCAGTCGGGGTGGAAATACCTCCAGCACATCAAATTAACAGTATGAAAAAATAAGAATCTTAATTGCCTACAATATACTTTTGTAGGCAATTAGTATTACTCATATATTTACTTATTTTGTTGATAACAACTCATAAGGCCTAAACCTTATCACCTCTTCCCCAACCCACTCATTGAGTTCACTGAGCCGCTCCTATAGTGGAGCCAGTTCGTTGATGGTAAATACCTGACCCTACCCCAGAATCCTGCTCCATTCGGAAACAGAATTCCGGCATGATAAACACTCCCCTTGTAAGTATCCCACTTAAAAGAACCATTCACTTTTAGAGATCTTCCGACATACTGACTATGTCCCTTTGAGGAGATCGCTATGCGCAAAGCACGATTCACTGAGCACCAGATTATCGCCGTTCTGAAGTCTGTCGAAGCCGGACGTACTGTCAAAGAGGTCTGCCGCGAGGCCGCCATCTCTGAAGCCAGCTATTATAACTGGAAGGCAAAATATGGCGGTATGGAAGTGTAG